AGAGGATATTAACTTCTTATTAACAACAGAGAAGCAAATAAGATTTAATCAGAGAATGGATAGATTGTATTTGGATGTAGATTGGGAAGCAGTGAATGAAGGAGATTTTATTATCATGGAATGTTTTAGAGCATTAAATCCTAATGATTTTCCTAGAGTATGGAATGATTCATTCTTAAAAAGATACTTTACTGCTAAATTAAAAAGACAGTGGGGTCAAAATTTACTTAAGTTCCAAGGAGTTAAATTACCAGGAGGAATAGAGTTGAATGGAAGGCAAATCTATGATGATGCCAATATAGATCTGGAAATTATCAGAGAACAAATGTCCAATACTTATGAAGTTCCACCACTTGATATGATAGGATAATGGCATTAAATCCATACTTTCAACAAGGTGCTCGTTCTGAACAAGGTTTAGTTCAAGATTTAATCAACGAACAGTTGAGGATGTATGGTGTTGAAGTGCATTATATGCCTAGAAAATATTTGGCAACTAATACAGTTATAAGGGAAGTAGTACAATCTAAATTTGATGATGCATATCCTTTAGAAGCATATGTTGATACCTATGATGGATATGGAGAGAATCCTAGTATTCTATCTAAGTTTGGTATAGAACAGACTAATGAGATAACATTAACTATATCAAAGGATAGATGGGAACAGTATATTGAACCTTTGATGAAGAATGAACCTGATGTGAAGCTGACAACTAGACCAAAAGAAGGTGATTTAATATACTTCCCCTTAGGTGATAGATTATTTGAAATTAAGTATGTTGAGCACGAAAAACCATTCTATCAGTTACAAAAGACTTATATTTACGAACTTAGATGTGAACTATTCCGTTACGAAGATGAAGTTATTGATACTGGTATTGCTGAGATTGATGACGAATTAACAGGAGATAGTGCAACTGGTGAGACTGAAGATGGTACTCCAATCATTATTGGTCCAACTCAAACTCTTACTCTTGTAGGAGATGCTGTACAAGCGACTGCAACAGTTGGTATTGCTACAGAGGGTGCTATTAGTAGAGTGGTTATTTCTAATAGGGGTGGTGGATTTAATGCTCCCATCTATATTGGATTCTCTTCTGCCCCTACAGGTGGTGTAACAGGTATTGCTACTGCTGGATTGATTGGTGGTATCAATGTATGTAATCTAAATGTTAATCCTAGAAATAGGTCAATACAAGATGTTTATTTAACTAATCCAGGTTTAAGATATACTACTGCTCCAGGTATTGCTGCAACAGGTGGTGGTGGAACTGGATTTGCTGCAACAACAATTATTGGAGATAATACTGTTGGAGTTATTACGGTTACAGATGCTGGTGGTGGTTATGTATATGCACCAAGTGTAACATTAGATAATGTAGTCTTTAAGACTGGTGTTACAACGGTTTCTGCTGCTGCTACTGCATTTATTAATGCTGCTGGTAATGTAACAGAAATTGGATTAAGTAATGCTGGTATGGGTTACAGTTCTATTGGAGGAGTTACATTGTCTGCACCAGATGTAGGTTCCTCAGGAACATTTAAATTTAACGAGATTGTAAAAGGTTCTGTCAGCAATACAGAAGGTAGAGTAAGAACATGGAATGCTGTAACTAATGTCTTAGAAGTTTCTTCTATTACTGGTTCATTTAAACTAGGAGAACAAATTGTAGGTCAATCTACAGGAGCATCCCGTAAGTTAAGGATTATAGATCTTGATCCTACAGATGATGGATTTGCAGATAACTTTAATATAGAAACAGAAGCAGATAAGATTTTAGACTTTACAGAACAGAACCCATTCGGGATTCCCTAAATATAATACACTAGGACTATAACAATGTTTGAATATTTTTATAACGAAATTTTGAGGAGGACTATTATATCCTTTGGTACTCTTTTTAATGGAATTTCGGTTGAACAAAAGAATGAAAGTGATCAGACTGTTAGTAATATAAGAGTTCCACTTGCATATGGACCAACTCAGAAATTCTTAGCAAGATTAGAGCAGCAACCTGATTTGAACAAAGGTATTGCAATTACTTTGCCTAGAATGTCTTTTGAGTTTACTGGACTTACTTATGATCCTACAAGAAAGGTAACTACAACTCAGCAATTTACTGTTGCAGATCCTTCTGATGGTAGTGAAACTAAAAAAGCATTTATGCCAGTTCCTTATAATATGCAATTTGAACTTGCTATTATGTGTAAGTTAAATGATGATGCATTGCAGATAGTAGAACAGATATTACCTTATTTCCAACCATCATATAATGTAACTGTAGAGTTGGTAGAAAGTATTAAAGAGAAGAGAGATATACCAGTTATTTTAGAAAATATTACAATGCAAGATGATTATGAAGGGGACTTTACTCAAAGACGAGTTCTTCTTTATACTCTAAGATTTACTGCTAAAACATACCTATTCGGTCCTGTTCAGTCTGCTACCAAGGATATTATCAGGAAGGCTACTTTGGGTTATCTTACAGGTACAGATACTACCAATACTACCAGAAATGTTAATTACTCTGTTGTACCTCGTGCTATTAAGAGTTACAGTCCTAGTGCAGAAACTACATTATTAAGTAATGACCTTGATTTAACTACAACAGTATTTGCTCTTGATAGTATAGGAACAATTGCTGCTACTGATTATATTGTTATTGGTAATGAGGAAATGTTAGTAAGGTCTGTTTCTGGTAGTGAAGTAACTGTTACCAGAGGTAAGGACGGTACTACAATTGCTTCACACTTAAAAGGTGAAGAAGTTAAGAAGATTACCGCAGCAGATACTCCATTCATTGAGGATGGGGATAACTTCGGTTTTGATGGATCTACCTTTTAATCATGACTGAAAATTTTGATAGATTAGATAAGACTTTCAATGTTAGTCCTGTAGAAGTAGAAACTACTCCAGAAAATGGATGCTTCCCTAAAAAGGAGCAACTTACTGATGTGACTAAACCTGAGAAACCTGCTAGACTTACACAGGATGATATTACTAAAGATTATGAGTATACAAGAGGCAATCTTTATAGTATAATAGAGAAAGGACAAGAAGCAATTAATGGTATTCTTGAGATTGCTCAAGAAAGTGAAATGCCTAGAGCATATGAAGTTGCTGGACAGTTAATCAAGAGCGTTTCTGATGCTACTGACAAATTAATAGACCTTCAGAAGAAACTGAAGGATGTTAACGAGGAAAAAGTATCAAAAGGACCGTCCACTGTTAATAATGCACTTTTTGTTGGTTCCACAGCAGACCTTGCCAAATTAATCAAAGGTCAAATACCACCAAATAAGTCTGAATAAATATACTTGTAGATGGAGTAGTAATAAAGGTGCCACTTAAAAAGCCTTCAGATTTTTACGATAAGAAACCTAATTCTTCTTTTGATAATGTAAAAGAAGAGTTAAAAAATGCTAAGCCTGAAAAGGTTGAGCGAATTTCGGAAGCTTTTGATTCTTTTAAAGGTAATTTAAATAATCTCCAAGCACTTAAAGATTTTACAGAAACCTTTGGTACATTTAAGTCTAATGTTGAGAAGGTAGAAACTTTATCATCATCAGTAGAAGAAATAAGAGAAAGTATTACTGATTTAATTGATAAGAAGGATTTGGATGATGCCATGATGGCTCATCTATTGTTTGTAGAAGAATCAATAAGAAATGTTCAGGATAAAGTAAAAACAGTCAATTCAAATACTTTATTAGAAATCAATCAAGGATTTGAATCATTATCTGAAAGTGTTGGTAAGTTTTTAGGTGAAGAAGTACCTGCATATAAGAAGTTAATTGTTGATTCTGAGACAAGAGTTGATAATAGATTTGGCACTTTTAAAGATAATGTAAAAGAATCCTTTGAAACTCTTGGGCAAGATATCTATAAAGAAATTGCTACAATAACTGAAGGTATTGAAGGTATAAATGAGAAAAGTCTTACTTCAATTAAGGAAGATGTAAAAGGAATTGGTGAAAAGGTTAAGGTATTATTAGAAGAAGAACTCCCACAGTATCAAAAGTTTTTTGCTGAGACAGAATTAAAAGTAGAAGATAGGATCAGTGAGAGTGAGGAATCAGTAGAGAATAAGTTAAAGTCTACTAAGAAGGATTATAAGAAAGATATTAGAATAGTAGAAAAGAATATCAAGGGTATAGAGGAGTCAAGAGCAAATACTGAGAAGGGAATAAACAAATTATTTAAAGCACTAGCAAAAGATATTGTTACTCTAGATGAAAAGATAACAGTAGTTGATATTGGTCTTACTTCTATTAATGAGCAGGTTAAAGATAAGGATACTTCTGTTAATAATATTCTAGCAGAAAAGATTATAAAGATCGAGAATCTGGTAGAAGAATCAAAGCAACTTTCTGATATCTTTAAGAGAGATTTTAAGAATAGAGAAATAAAAGAAGATAGAAAACTTCAAGAGTATTCTACTACTTTAGATTCTTTCTCCGAAAAGATTGGAAAGTTAGAAGAGAATTTAGAGAGTAATATTTGCGAACTACAGGAGAATTTAGATACTAGTACTACTAAGTATTATGATGATTTAAAATCAAATGTAGGTGAATTTCAAAAGGATTTAGATGATAAATTAAAAGAAATAAAGATTGATTTTGTTGTAAATGAAAAGCATATTGATGGTATCAGAAAAGAGTTTGGTGAGGTATTAGATAAATTACAAATAGATGAAATTGAAAAACAAAATAAGGAACTTACTGGTAAGGTTAGACACTTAGAAGAAGTACTTGAGAAGTTTGATGATGAAAAACAACAACTTACCGAAGGTCTTTTAAATATACCTCCTAATGTAGATAATTCTGATCCTCTTACACCATTAGATCAAAAGTATGTAACCTTTGATAAGTTAGCAGAGCATTATCGTTTATTCATCAATAGAGTTCAGCAGCAATTAGCAACCTTTGGAGGTGGTGGTGCTGTTCGTCTTGATGATTTAGAAGATGTTGATGTAACTGGCGGTTTAGCAGATAATTACATAATACAATATGACAATAGTAGTTCTAAGTGGGTAGCAAAGGCAGGTAATGTTGGTGGTGCTGGTACTTGGGCATCCGATTCCGTTGGTGTTAGTACCTCTAAGAATGTAGGTATTGGTAGCACTGCTAAAGCTGATGTTGCACTATTTGTTGATGGAGATATTGAGGCATCTGGAAATGTAAATGTTGCAGGAACAATTACCTATGATGATGTAACGCATGTAGATTCTCTAGGTCTCAGTACCTTTAGAAGTGGATTAAAAGTACAAACAGGAACTGCTACCACTGCATTAATAGTAGAAGGTGATGCAAGGGTAACTGGTATATTAACTATTGGTACTGCTTCTATTGTTATTGATGGTGATAATGAGACTATCAGTATTGGTAATGAAGATGTTACTATTAACAATTCTAGTATTACAATTGGTCAGAATGTTACTATTAATGCATCTGCTACTGGTATTAACTCTGCACCAAATGTACTTTATGTTGCAAAGGATGGTAATGACTCTAACAATGGAACATCAATTGATAATGCAAAATTAACAATTAAAGCAGCAGTTGGTGTTGCACAATCAGGAACTACAGTTAAGGTTTTATCTGGAAGTTATGAAGAGAATAATCCTATCGAAGTTCCTGCTTTTGTTGCTGTAGTTGGAGATGATCAAAGATCAGTTAATGTTAGTGGTTCTCAGAAGACCGAGAATCTATTCCATGTAAGAAAGGGTGTCAAATTATCTAACATGACCTTCAAGGAGCATTTACACCCTGCTGCTGCAGTTTCTTTCCCTACGGATGAGATAGCAGAAAATGTAGGTGGTGGAAAGTGGAAAGGACCATATATTCAAAACTGTACAAGTGACACTACTACAGGTAAAGGAATCTATATTGATGGTGATCAAGCAAGGTCATTGAAAGCAATGAATGTAGATGCTTTCACGCAATACAATCAAGGTGGTGTAGGTGTTGCTGTTACTAACGGAGGATTTGCTCAGTTAGTTTCATTATTCACTATATGCAACAACGAAGCAGTTACTTGCGATAAAGGTGGACAGGCAGATATAGCAAACAGTAATTGTAGTTTTGGTACATTTGGATTGGTATCTAGAGGTGTAAGTGATTTGCAATACACTGGTACAGCATCTACAATTGCTTCTATATCTCAAGCAGAAGTTAAGGTAAATGTAGCAACACCTACACTCGATATTGCTGATGTTCAATACCATCATCCATCAGGTATTGCAACCGTTGCTACTTCAGGGGCACATGGTTTCCAAGTAGGAATGGGAGTAACTCTTTCTGGTCTTACATTTAATTGTGTTTATGGTGAGAAAACATATCCACATAGAGCACCATATATCTTTACTGTAGATGCAATACCTTCTTCTTCCACTTTCCAAGTTAATTTAGGTATCTCAACTGTTGCTCATACTTGGGTTAATGGTGGTACTGCAAAGATTGATGTAGATAGACCTTATGATGGACAATTAGTTTATTTTGATGAACTTTATAATGAAGTAACTACTATAGTGGTTGGTTCAGGTGGTACTGGATATAGTGTTACTCCTAGTGTAACAGTTGATGCTCCTACTGGTCCTAGTGGCGAAACATGTACTGCTTTTGCAACTCTTGAAGGAGATAGTGTTGCAAGTATTACTATTATTAGTAGTGGTAGTCAATATGTAGGGACTCCTAATGTAACAATTTCTGCTCCACAATCGGGTAGTAATACTGCAACTGCTACAGCAACTACTCAACCATTATACTATACAATAAATAGTTCAACTCCAGTTACGGGTGGAATTACTACATTAACACTTGCTACTAATTTAGCTAATAATGTAAGCACTGGTGCTACTGCATACTTTGCTCAAGGTAGTAGAATTATTGCTAGTTCTCATACATTTGAATATGTTGGTGCTGGTAATCAGATTGTTACTGCTACTCCAAAAC